ACTGTTACATCGTAATCAACTTGAGGCTTTGCAGAACCTTCAGTTTGCTTACCGAAAGAACCTTCACCTACTGGAGTGTTACCACGAGGGAAAGAAACAGAACCGGTAGAAACAGGGATAATGTTGAATACAGAACGCAGATGTGGGTTTACATAAGACCTCAAATAAGCGTTATCAACATAAGAGGTATAAACAGAACCAGTCAGGTTAGTACCGATGGTCATTGTTTGTACGGCTTTGGCATCCATTTCGTAGTTGAAACCTTTACCATTGCCACGAGCAGCGGCTTTGATATCGTTCCATCCTTTCTCAACAGCATTACCAATCTCGTTCTTGATGTTCATAATATGCTCACCATAAGAAGTTGCTACTTTAGCAGTTTCTTTAGCTTGCAACTTTCCGAAAGCAGCTTTAGCTTCAAGAACTTCGTTCCTTGCTTCAGCAGCAGTCTTGTTAGCTTTAACTAACTCCTCGTTAATTTGCTCAATCCTTGATTCGAAAGCCTTTGCAGCTTTCTCTGTATTAACGGCTACTTCAGCCTTCTGCTCTGCGAACTTCGCATCAAGAGCAGCTTCAAACTTTTTTAAATCTTCCATTTTACTTTTAATTTAGAATTTTCTTAAAATTGATATAAGTGATTGCTCAAGCTCCTCGTTATTCTTTTGCTGCACAGGTGTATTTTCAACTGCCTGTGTGCTACTTGCCTTCTCAATCGCTTGTGCCAATTGCCTGACCTTAATCAAGCATAGTTCAATTGTCTCGTCAGTCACATCGCTGTTTCTGATAAACTTCTCAAATGTCTTAATTTGTTCTTGTATCTTAATACATTGCTCTAAACTTTTTATCCCCAAAATTGGTGTATATTCATTTGCACCCCAAGCGGTAAGGCTTGATCCCTCAAAAAGCATAACCTCGTGTATCTCATTTGCCTCTGCACCTTTCTGCTCTCTCAAAGTCCTAAAACCAATTGAATGTTCACCAATCAAGCCACTCTCAACCATTTTGATAAAGTCTTGTCCAAGCCTATGCGTTCCAACTTGAGAACGATAGTACAAACCGTAGCTATCTTCTTTCAGCTCAACAATCTTACCAAGTGGTTGACTTGGATCATGGTTCAGCAAATGCTTTACCCTGCCCTTTGCTTCTGGCCCCCAATCTTGGATTGAACGCTTAAATGCACCTGGCATCATTATATCTCCATCAGAGTCAACCATTCCAAATGCAGAAAAATAACCGCTTACTTCGCCTTTCTTTGAGTCAACATCCTTGACATTGGCCTCAAATGATTTGTAATTATATATCATACTTACTGTTTTAAAATTAACCTACCATTAGGGTCACGCTTTGGAATGAATCCAACCGTACACCTACAATTTATAGTAAATCCTTTGGGACTCTTTGGGTCACCAGGTATCTCAGCAACAACTGGTCTCCCAACTTTATCCCTACTGGTAAAGTTCTCATCAAATGCAACCACTTGCCCATCCATATCCCAATGATCATAAGAATCTCTTGGAATCCTTCTTGTCCTGCTATCTCTTGTTGCAATCCAAATCTTGTCAACCAAGAAGTCATGCTTGCTTGCTCCAATAAACGCAGCATAGTTGCTTGACCTCATCACCTCAGTCCTCGCTATCCTTGTTGCCCTCATCTTAGCATAGCCAAGCTCCTCATCCTCCATTATCAATTGCGCTATCTCATCACTACTCAACCCCTCAGCAATCCCAAGTGAAATAATGGTGTCAATCTTAACTTTAGTAGTGTTGGTCATGTTAGCGACCAATTGCAGTCCAAATTTAGTTAAAAAAGTAAGCATCTCATTAACCCAATCTAAATTTAGTCCAAACGGGTTACTTGCTTTTCTGCTCATTATCCCAACCGCCCTATAACTCGCATTGCCAAATAGTATCGCAGCTTCTTTGTACAATTGCTGCATAATAGTAAACATCTCCTCGTTCCACACATAGGTACCCATCATGCTCCTTGTCGCTTCCGGCCCGTTCTTTTTGAGCATCACAATAAACCGCTTCATGTCCTTGTCAATCGCATTTGCAAAAAGAGCAATGTACTTGGCATCAAGTTGGTTTCTCAACCTCTCCACTTTCAACCAATATTGCTCTCGCTGCTTCGCGTTCATCTTCAAGTCTTTTTTTATGCCACAACCTCAGTTTGGCCATCATCATTTGTTCAGTTCGGCATTTCCTCTCCGACTCCATCTTGGGATGCAGAGTCATCACCATTGACCATATTGTCTGATCCGAAGTTGTTGCCGTTATTTGTTCCATCAGGTACAGTTAAATCCATCCCAACTTGATCAAGCCTTACAAGTCCACCATTAACGTAAGCATACCCAAATTCACCCTCTCTTTCAGAGTAGTTCATCGCTACGCGCTTCTCATCAAAGGTCAACCAGTTTGCATCACGAAGTGAACGGGTCATTCTCTCCATGTCTTGTTGCATCTCTGGAAGTGCAGTAATATCAAAATCAATATACAAGTCCTCACCAAATTGTGGAACCAACCATTTGTTCAGCTCATCTCTCAATTGGCACAACTTTGGTACAATTGTGTTTGTAACAAGGTCACGCATTGCATTTTGGTAGTTATTGTAGCTTGATGTGTCTGTGTCAAACAACACAGCAGGCAAACCAAATACCCTACACCATTGGTGCATTGACATTTGCATTGTCTTAACCAACTCCATGTCAACACTACTCAAACCAAAATTAAGGTAGTCCCAAGGTGTTTGAAGTACATCAATCCTTCCTTTGTTTTGTGTACCATTCACATCATCATTCAGCTTCCTCTTAATTAGGTTGGCTTGCTCCATTGATGGTTGAGCAGAGATTGAACCTACAACCTTTGGAGTTAGTGCACCTTTTGCTCCACCATTGAAAGCCATCATCGCGGAGGCATCAGCAGCAGCGTTTGACATTCTTAGGGTCTTGTAAGATGCACGCAACGGTGATAAGCCTCTAAGGTGTGACCTTGTGCTTGAGTTAAAGTCTGGATTCCATGTTTTCCATTGGCAAACCCTACTTTTCTCTATGTCAATGCCTTGGTCAACCATTAGTTTGTATCCAAGGATGCCATATAGGTCATTTGGGTCAGGGTAGATGTCAAGGAACTGCGTTGGAAGAACGAACATCTCCAAAACCTTGCTTCCGCTTATTCCGGTATTTCCGTAGATGTTACCCTCACCAGATAAGAAATGGTAACCAATTAGGTTCTCAAGGAACTGATCTTGTGCTTGAGATGGGTTTGGTCTTTCCAAGAGTTTAGAAAGAGGAGTGTCCATTACAACATTTTCGCTGTAAGCGTTCTTCCTTGCAAGGATGGCTTGCTCGTATGCACCTTGACCTGCTTGCAATCCACGAGAAAGTTGCTTGTAACGCATCAATGATGTCCTTGCTTTCTCACCATTATTGAGTCTGTACACATACCAAGGGATGCTCGCCGACTTTCGTGCAAGAAAGCTGACAATGGCATACACATCAGCATTGCCGAGGTATCCATCCATTACATAAGACTCTTGATTGTATTGTTGTAAGACTGCACCATTAACACCTTGAAAGGAAGGAGGAACATTCTGCTTTGGACTCAACCCCTTCTTCTTACCAAAAATATCAAATAGACCCATTTTTTTTATATTGCTCCCCAAGTTATCTTAGGGATTGTTAACTTGCTAAAAATGCTATATCTTAGGGCATCAAGTATGTGGTCACCAAACTTTACGGGTGAATCAAGTTTATTGCCATTTCTATCGGTTTTCCACCGATAATTCTTCAATTCCTTTAGTAAATTTACACTATCTTGCTGAATAAACAAGGGAGTGCCTTTTATAGTCCTAATTCCCTCCGTCACATCTTTGTTTGCGTGCTTGGCATTAAACCCATTCCTTACCAACTCCTCAATTGTCTTTGGCTCTGCTGCATCGCAAAATATCTCATCGTACGGGTCAATATTAAGAACCTTTAGCCTATCCACCAAATCATTTGTGGTCAACCTCGTTTCGTAGAGTAATTCCTGCGCATAAGCAGCACCCTCAACAAACATCACCTTAACCAATGCACTTGGCACGTTAAACCCAAAGTCAAGTCCATACACCACTTCACCATCCTCTGGCATCTCTGCCGTAGTCCTATAATGCGTATATATCAAATCTTGGCTAAGACCCCTCTCACCCAATCCATAAATCTGCCAGTAGTTAGGGTCGGCATCCTTTAACCTTTCCAATTCGTCAACCAATTCTTTAGGAAGGAAGGGGTTATCGCGGAAAGTAGTAATGTTGAAGTCAGCATCATCCCTTGGAATCACAGAGTCATAAATCCAACTTGCCACATCAGAAGGATTATAATCCAACACAATTTTGCCCTCAGTACGCATAATTAGCTGCATCCACGCCTCGTAGGACAGTTCATTAGCCTCATTGCAGAATAAGTAAGTTCTTGCCCTACCCCTTATCTTCTGTGGCTGATCTGCACTCACAAACTCAATCGTATTGCCATTAAGGCTGTATATCTGCTCAGTCTTATTATGGTTATCCTCTGAATATATGTTAAGTTTTGTTAATATGTCCACAAAGTCTCTGAGAACAGAACCCTTAATGGATGGAAGCGATTGCCTTACAATAGTTAGCGTTTTTCCGTTCTCCTGCAACAGTTTTACAATAAACCATATTAAAATGTTGTAAGTCTTGCCTGAACGTGAACCTCCTTGCATGACACTTATGCGTTTGTCACTTTCTTGCAGTATTTCGTATATTTTGTTAGTTTGGAGTGTTGCGTTCATTGTTTTAGTTTTATTTGAGTCATAGTTGGGTAAACCAAAGGTAAGTTTAAAAAATAAAAAAAAATTTGGTTTGCAGTTTGCGAACTGAAAACTATGGGCGAAAAGGGGGTCATCGTATATATAAGATTTATAAAGGTTGGTTTGGGGACTTTCAAAAATGGTTCTGTATATCGGCTCGGCCCAAAAAAAAATCCTTTAAGTCCCCCCCATCGTGCCAGGCCTTACCCGTCTACCTTGCCAATACAGTGCAAAAAGTTGGTTACCCTATAACTAATATTATGTTAAGTAGGCGCTTAACTACTTACATATCAATACATTATAAATATAGATAGTTATAATGTATATTTATTCTGCCTTATTGTCATCTATTTGCAGTGTTCGGTTGTCTTGAAGCAGTATATTAGGCTTGATTATCTCAATTGCTATCTGGTTTAGGTTGCCTTCTATCTTTGATTCAATCTTTTGTGTTGGTAAGCCAATATAGTACGCACAAAATAGCTGAATAGCCTTCATGTCACCCTCTTTGATCTTCTCATGTAGCTTTGCAAATGCAGTGGTAGCCATTGGGTGAAGCTTCTCAATTATCTGATCTTCTTCCATCCTTTTCTTTCTTCCGCTTCCAGGGCGATACCCGCCAACCTTTTTCTTTTCGGCTGTCCTTTGGTCAATCTTTGCCTGTAGTTGCTGTTCAGTCATTTGATTTGTAGTGATTAATCACAGATGTGATTTTGTTGTTATTCAATCTTTTGCAACATCGTTGCATTTATCTTTCTGTTGTATTATTTCCATGTTGTGCGTAAAGCCTTTAGGATCATCTTGTTTCTCATATATCTTGAACTTGATCCATTCCCCACCCTGTTCATTAATATATTGGATAAAGTCAGGCTTAAAAATATTAAGGTACAAACCATTGTCAGACTTTTTTATGTAAAATCCCTTTCGTTTCATATACTCAAAAATAAATAGAATTTTTACAAAGTATTGATATTTAATTATTTACATATCATTGAAATAAATATTTAAAAATAATTATATAAAATTGATATTGTAATGATATTAATATCTATATTTGTGAGACAATTAACACAAACAAAAACAAACTATCATGAAGCCAATTATCGCAATTATCGCAATTTTCGCCGGAATTATTCTTTTTAACCTGAGCGCATGGGGTGTAATTTAACACCCCTTTAACAGTTTACAGATCAATTTATTTCTACTTTTATTTTTCACTCTAAGTAAAACAAAACAAAATGAAAAAAGTATTTTCAGGTCACGCAAGTTTGTCCCATGCATGGGCTAACCAAACGCATCCAATTGGCAAAGCAAATTCAATGTTTTTCGATGGCCCCGTTATTTATTCATGGGGCTATCATTACGAAATAGCGCGTTTTATTCAAGCCCCAAC